GAAATGGACTTTCCTACACAGTGATGTAACAGCATACTACCTAACACTAATAGCAGTGAGATACGATTTCAAATTCAGTGACGACAGTCTACTAAACGATTACGAGGAAATAAAAAAAGAAATAATAAAACACAAGAAACCAACGGCGAGGCTTATTGGTGGGGAGGTTGTGCTGAACAATGCTCCAGAATCATTGCAAGAGTATTGGGACAATAACCTAAAAGGCAAAACAGTAATAGAACAAGTGGACTCGTTGAAAAATTTTGCTATAAAAACAAATGGTATAGACGTGCCAGCAGAATCATTATTAGCGAAAAAGATAGCACACAACAACTACCATAAGTTATGGATAGATTCAAAAACATTTGCAAAACACGAAGTTGTCAAAGGACTTGTAGAACTGAACTGTTTCCCTTTGCTCATGCCCGTGAGTGGAGATATACATATGGAAGAGGATGTTCGAAATTTTTGGGAATGGCTGAATGTTTTTAAATCCTATAAAATTGATATCCTAAACGATTGTTCTTGGGGGTTTGATGTCAAGGAACCTGTGTACCAAAAAGACTACAAGGATGATAAAAGAAATGAGAGAACACTGCTGATCAGGAACGATAGGTCACAAGAGTTTTTCCAAAATCTCTATGAGTTGCACCAAATGAGTAAGCAGTTCAAACTAATAAGCGATAATACCAAAGTTATATTTGTGAGGAACAGAATACCGAGAGCATTGATTAAAAGTAAAATAAGAGCCAAGGCATCGCTAGTGGCAGTCGGTGGTGGTTATTATGCCTCAGGCACAGACAATCTAAAAAGACTTCTTGAGAATCTTCCAAAAAAGTTGTATTATAGTGATCACCAACCGAGTAGTTTTGATTGGCATGATCATGTTATAGCAAAAATATGATCGAGTTTGTAATCATACTCTTTGTTGGTCTTGTTATGTACAGGTGTTATAAAAAATTATGAGTTCGTGTAAACTAGTAATAAAAGACGAAGTAAACGTAAAGTTTGAGAATCTATCTCTCGAGTGGAGGAAGAGGCTATCCAATAAATTCAAATATGAGATACCATATGCAAGGCATCTGCCAGCAGTTAAACTGGGCAGGTGGGATGGAAAGATATCCTTCTTTGGGTTAGGTGGAACTACATATCTAAACCTTGTGGATCAAATATTGCCAATACTCGACGAAGGTGGGGTGTACGTGGACTTTGAGGATCAAAGAGTGAAACACAATTTTGAATTCAACTCCATCGATAAGAACTATCTCTCACATATTAAGTGGCCAGAGAAACATCCATGTGCTGGACAACCTGTCGAATTGCGAGACTATCAAGTAGAGACAATAAACAAATTCATAGAAAATCCACAATGCATACAAGAGATTGCCACAGGTGCGGGAAAGACAATTATTACCGCGGCACTGTGTCAACTGGTTGAGCCATATGGACGTACACTAACCATAGTGCCAAACAAAAGTCTAGTGACACAAACAGAAGAAGACTTTCTTGCTTGTAATTTAGACGTGGGGGTGTACTACGGAGACAGGAAGGAACTAGGAAGGTTTAACACAATAGCAACATGGCAATCATTAAACGTGTTGGAAAAGAAGAGCAAGGACGAACATTCAGAAGCATTTGCAGAAGCAATAAAAGGAATCAACACAGTGATAATAGACGAAGTACACATGGCCAAGGCAGATGTGCTTAAAAGATTGTTGACTGGACCGTTTGCACATTGTGGAATACGTTGGGGACTAACAGGAACAGTGCCTAAAGCAGATTACGAGTTCATGGGCTTGAAGTGTAGCATAGGTGACGTCACACACAGAATACAAGCAAGTGAATTGCAAGACAAGGGTGTACTCGCAAACTGTCATGTAAATGTTTTACAGACACAAGACCATCCACAGTTCAAAACATATGCAGAAGAGTTGAAATGGCTAACTACGGATAGTACCAGAATGGGCTGGGTGGCTGACACAATAAAAGATATTTCAACATCGGGGAACACATTAATTTTAGTAGACAGGATATCCGCGGGCGAAATACTAAACAAAAAGTTGAAAGACTCAGTGTTCATTTCGGGGTCAACTAAAAATCTAGAAAGGAAAGAACACTACGATGAAGTGTCTACAACACAAAATAAAATCATTATCGCAACTTATGGGGTCGCATCCGTTGGAATTAATATTCCTAGGATATTCAATCTTGTTCTTATTGAACCTGGTAAATCATTCGTAAGGGTAATACAAAGCATAGGAAGAGGCATTCGTAAGGCAGAGGACAAAGACAATGTGCAGATATGGGATATTACCAGTAGTTGCAAATTTGCGAAAAGACACCTAGGGGCAAGGAAAAAGTTTTACAAAGAGGCCAATTACCCGTATAATATAGAAAAGATAGATTATGAAAATCCTTACATTAGATAACAGAACTTATAAACTAGAAAAAATACCCGAGTGGGTGGACGAAGATTTGAGATTTGCTGTGCTTGACAATTCAAATCCAGACGAACCAGACTTCTTTTACATACCCTTGATATTTTTAGAGAGCTTCAATTCGCCGGCGGCGGTACTGGAGATCGGACCGTGGAAGATTAAAATGCCATTGGATTGGAAGATGTTGATTGGTGAGGCAGGACAACAAGAGATGCATGTGTTACCAATAACAAGTTTGAACGATAGAGGATTTGATGCATTCACTTTCAACCCTCTGTCTAGTACTAAACCAGACTTCTATCCCATAGATATTGTGGACATATACACAGAAGTCAAGTGGTACTTTCCAAAAATTAAATCAGGACAGATGTTGGCCGTGCCTTTATCGAATGGACCTAAGCCTATGTGTGCTTACTTTGTTAAAGATATTTCAAGACAATGCGAACAGATAGATTATGGCTCAGTCTGGTAGGAGAACAATAAAGATAGAAGCACCCATCATGGTTACAAACGATAAGATAGCCGTGTGGATGGATCAAGGAGAATGGTGCAGGGATTTCTTTGATTGGCTCTCCAAGAACAAGTTGAACAACAAACTTTCAGGTTTACAACATATGCAGAGTAAAATAAAATTAACTTTTGTTACAGCACAAGACTGTACAATTTTTGGATTAAAATATGCCGGCAGAAAAAAATAGGAAATTTTTTGATCTGAGAAACGGACTTAAGGCCGTTGATTTCAGAAACAAAGATTACTTCGACAGAATAGATGACAAAGAAAAATCACTGTATTCACCTTATATGCTGATGAGATATGTTTCAAGCACCTCATCGAAAGACAAGTTCTTTGTTGAACACTATGTAGAAATGGTTAACGAATGTGTTAACAAACACTGCTTTACACTAGGCAAACACAAAAAATTATTATGGATACTTACTGCCATGTGTGGCGGACTACAACAGCAGTTCCATCCGTGGATCAAACCCATGAAGAGAGTACCAAATAAATCCTTGAAGAAATTGCAGGAAGTATACCCTAACTGGAAGGAAGCAGACCTAGAAACACTGGACAAAGTAATAACTGACAGAGAGCTGGAGGAGTTATTAGAGGCACATGGCATCAAAATTTAAATGTACATACTGTGGCAAGGAGTTCGCTAAAGAGAGAACATTACAGGTACACCTATGTGAGCCGAAGAGAAGATATCTACAAAGAGATGAGAAATGGGTAGTCAATGCGTTCATGGTGTTCCAAAGATTCTATCAGATACACCAACACAACAGCAAAACAAAAACGTATGACGATTTTGTAAAGAGTGCATACTACAACGCATTTGTAAAATTCGGTCGTTTTATTATGCATATCAATCCATTGTATCCCGACAAGTACATAGACTACGTGTTACTGTCTAAGATAAAATTAGATCACTGGGCCAGGGACGATCTCTACGAAGTATACCTAATCGAAGCCATGAAGTCGGAACCTGTGGAATCTGCGTTACAAAGAAGCATTGCCACAATGATGGACTGGGCAGAAGAACAAAATGCTCAATGGTCTGATTACTTTAGATTGGTCAACACCAACAGAGCCGTTCAACATATACAACAAGGAAAAATTAGTCCATGGCTACTGCTAGGTTGCGATGCAGGCAAAAGGATGTTAAAATCATTTAACGACGAACAATTACAAATGATTGAAAGATTTATAAACACAAGTTTCTGGCCAAGCAAAATGAAAAGTTATCCGGCGGATCTAATGTTAGTGAAAGAAACGGCAAAGGAGGCCAAGATTGTCTAAGATTGATTTAGAAATATCAGATAATTTAGAATTCGATGATGGCGATTGTGCTATCATTATAAAGGAAGATGGGTCAATAGGCAGAGTTATAATGCCACAGATGACCACAGAAAAATTAAACACAGAAGGGTATAGAAAGTTGTTGGACGTACTAGATGTACTGCAACCAGGTGCCAAAGAAAAGTTTATTAAACACGGAGAGAAAGAGAAAGGAAGTATACACTAATGGGTAAACATCTAAAGACATCGATGGACGAAAAAGTGATAGAATATCTTGCTATAGAACTGTATAAGAAAGATCCTTTGAATTTTGTATTGAATAAATTTATGTCCATGAAAAACGAAGAGGGGTATAATTTAACAAAAACTATTAACAAATTTAAAGAGACAGGCGAACATCCTGATCATTACAACACAGACGGTACTTGGAAGTATCCTAGTGGTAAGATAACATTTGAGGAGTTTAAACTTTAATGCCTGATGTTGACATAGACTTTTTTGACAGAGATGGGGTTTTGAAATTATTCAAGCACACCCCGGCATCGATGATCAAAGAAGACAAAACAGAAAAGCACAAGACTGGAGTGTACTTCCATGCTGTGCCTGAACATCCGGTTACAGGACATGCATCATTGGATTACAAGAATGCAGAGGATCGAGGGTATTTCAAAATAGACATGTTGAACGTTAATATTTACAAAAATATCAAATCAGAACAAGAACTTGTAGAACTAATGATACAAGAACCAGATTGGGATATGCTGAAGGATCCAAAGGTGGTCGAAAATCTTTTTCACCTAAATGGCCATTTCAACATAGTGTCCAAACTAGAACCTAAAACTATCGAACAACTTGCGGCTGTATTAGCAATCATACGTCCTGCTAAACGAGGACTGATGTACAAGGACTGGATGGACATAATGAAAGAAGTATGGGTCAAACCAACAGACGGCAGTTACTTTTTTAAGAAGTCACATGCGGTTGCATATGCACAGGCGATTGTGGTGCAGATGAATTTGGTCAGCAGAGCTAAATATAGTTTTGATGCACCATCAAAAAACTAAGAAAAAAAAATCCAAAAAACGCAGTAAAAGAATCACCAAAAAAGATTGGTATGAGAACGCTTATGATCCTACCAACCCGTTGACAATATATTTTGCGAAGTATATTAATAAAGACGGAAAAGTTTAAACGGGTCTTCTTACTAACTGTATAGTTTTCCTTTTCACCCGTTTCTTCGAAATTTCAGAAAGTTTAACAGTAGGTCCATGAACAATTTCCACATCCTTTGAGTTGAGAGTAACCAAAGTTGTTCTGAAATACCTGAATTCACCTTTTAGGAATATGTTGATCGGTAGTTTGCGATTTGACTCGTGCCACCAAGTTTCTCCGCACTTGAGATATCTCATCTTATCTTGCGGTAACATAAGCCTACCATAGTCATAGAAACTGATCACGTTGGCATCCTCATTCTGTATAATGCCTACAAACTCCAGATCGCCCTTTCTAATTAGGCTTAAAAAAGGGAACTTGTCC